ACCTGCAACATTTGCAGCTAACTTAAACACTTCTTCACCAACAGTAAAGTTTCCGTTAATGTTTGTTGTGTTTGATTGGAAGAACTCATAGTCTTCATTTTCTGTTAACACTGTAGCTCTCTGAGAAGCAAACACAGCTGCATACAAAGTAAACTTAAGGTCTTCATCTACATACTCTGTCCATGTTCTGTTGTTTGTAGATAAGAACATAGTACCTTGACCCCAGTCTTGGTTGTTAACAATGTTTGTTCTAACATCTTTCTGGCCAGCTTTAGCTGTCCAAACTTTATACTCTGGGCTGTTTCCATCTGGTAAAATAACTACAACATACTCTCTTCCAGCTTCGACCATAACCGGTGAAGTAAAGGTAAACGTTGTTTTTGTAGCACCATTTGTTGATGCAGTGATCTCATTAGCATTTAAGTGAGTTCTACTAAATGGTAAAACTTTAGATGCTGGGACGCCGTTTTCAGTTGATCTAATTTCTACTGTACATCCTCTTCTTGCATCTTTGCCAGCAAAATAAATATCAACCGCAGTAATATAACCGTCCTTATATCCATTGAACTGTTGTGAATCAATTAAGAACGATTGTGCTAATGGATCGTCTTCATCTCTAAATCTACGCTCTCTTTGACCGTCTGTCCATGTGTCAGGCGGCTGAGGCGGTGGAGCTATTGGAGGAACAGTTGGAATCGGTATTGTTATAGGCGGACCTGGAACCAATACTGTTACAGGTGGTCCTGGAATTGTAGGTCCAGGAACTGGAACAGGAACAGGTACTGGGTTAGGAACCGGTATAGGGTTTGGCACCGGCGTAGGTCTTTCAGGGCCAGGTACTGGAACAGGAACAGGTACTGGGTTAGGAACCTCAATATGATTTTCAATTACAGTCACCTCAGCTGGAGGTAACGGTGTAATTACTTGCTCAACATTTCTTGTTCGTTGAGTTATTGTTGTTTGTCTTTGTGATGCTCTTGGTAATGCTGATCTAGTAGAAGTTATAACATCGCCTTTGTTTACAGTAAAGTTATAGCAATTGAATTTTGCTGTGGCTTCTGAAACTGAATCACCTAGTAGCCCAATATCAGACGCATCGCTGACTACAAACTCTCTTTCTCCTGCAAAGAAAGTATTAGAAGGAATTCTATAAATTCCTGAAATACCACCTGAGCTATTTGCTGTAAGAGAATCGCCAAATGCCCCTCTACTTCTAATCATTCTTCTTGCTCTTGAAGAAGACAGTCTTCTCTCTGTAGCTACAGCATCAAAAGGATTAGACACGGATGCGGGTCTACAGTTACTTGTTTGATCTTTACCGTCAAAATAAACGTAGTGTCTCATTCCTGGTCTCAAACCAGTAGCTACGAATCTAATTTCTGTTCCAGGAATATAAGGCTGGAATGAAATGTCTGTAACAAAATCACCGACTTTTCTAGTAGTTGTTCTTGCTCTAGCACTTAATGTCGTGGTCGTTTGTCTTATTCTTTGACTTCGTACTATTTCTACTTGGTTTGTAACTTGTGTATCTGTAGGAGTCGATGACACAACTCTTGTATTTGTATTGTCCTGTATTACTTCACTGCTTGTAAATTGTTGAGGAGCAATTTTGTTCAATTCGTCAATCAACGCTAAAGTAGAGCTAGCATTATCAATGTTAATCTGTACAGCAGATTCAGGTGATTTCTTATTGTCCACGCCTGCAAGGTAATCTGGGAACAATCGTACTGTACCATTATAAGCCCATAGTGCAGAAGTAACTCTTCTTTGTCTTGTAGCTCTTTGCTGTATAATGATGCTTCTATTGAAATACCTAGGAAGAATTAAGTCGTTACTTCTTGAAATATTAGTGCCGCTCTTAAATCTCATTTTAATGCTGTAGTTTTCAAACTTAGAAACCAATAGGTCTCTTGCAGCATCAAATCCCGCTTTAAATTCTGTGTCTAGTGGATTACCTGTAGTAAACGATGCAAAGTTGTCTACAATAAATCCATTCTTAAATCTGTTAGTTGTAGGATCGGTTCTTCCAGGAATTACAGCATCAGTAGTAAACTTCTCTAAGAAATTTAATGATGAGTAATATTCTAGATTAGTAACCCTATCATCAATTGACCTAATGTCTTCCATGGTGTATCTCTTAAGCTGAGTAGCTTTGATTATTACGCCATAATCTGGTCTTCTATCTGCTCTTGCAGTAGGCTGTGCTAATGAAGGATATACAGGAACATCTAAAGATGCTAGCTGCATTGCATTTTCTGGTAGAGGAGGAAGTTTAGGATTAACGCTAGGAACACCCTCTACAACAAATAAACCGCTTGACTCGACAATGATTCTATCTTTTCTTGGCAGATAGTATTCAAAGCTACCAGACCAAGATGTGTCTGGAGCTCCAATTTTTGATACGTCATCTAATGTAGATGTGGCAGAAGGGTTAATGGTAAACGATCCGTCTAACGTACCTTCTATTACTGCAGTGTTAGAAAGCTGAGGTCTAAAATCTAAATGATTTCTAAGATCAACTTCTCTACCTGTTTTTGGTGATACAAACATTGGTATCTGTTGTGTAGTGACCGCTGAAGTATTTGCTGTATTTTCATCATCGATAGGATATGAATTAAAATTAAAGAATCCTGTTCCAGATCCTTTCTTGAAGTGTCTGAAAGTTACGGCTAATTGATCTCCGCTAGACAATGAAATTGTTGAACCAGGCTTTGTTCTTAGCTTAGAAAGACCATAAATTGAATCAGTCTGCCCATTGTTAATTTCAAATTGATCAGTTACGTCAGTTGTAAATGAATCGTAACCACCGCCGGTGCCTTGATAAACAGACACTAAAGCATGTCCGTCTACTACACCAAGACTCCAAGGTCCTGATGTTCCACCAGTATTATTAGATGTATCAATACCCACTTCAGTTGTAACATAGCTCTTAAGCACAGCATTTGCAGCAGTATCTTTTACATTGACTAAAACATCAACAGGAGTTGTTCCATTAATACCGATATTTGTTGAGATAGTCATTGTAGTGCTAGAGCTCGACACGACTACGTTTGCATCAGATCTATCGTTCAGAGATAATGGATAATTCTTTTGATAGGTCTGCATCATATTCATTGCAGACATACTACCTGGAGCAGAATCTACAACTACAGCGTCACTATTAGCTACTTTTCTAATTTGGAACGGCCCGTTTGTTACAGTTGTGTTTGCTAGGTAATATAAGTCCCCTACGTATACTGAAGATGTGTCTCCAATACCAGTAACCACTGTAGTCGTAGCGTTGCTTGTAGCCGCAGTAGATGTTACATTAGTGGTTGCATTTGCATTCTGCTGTGGTAAGATAATAATTTCTTTTTCTTGTGTGTTCGTTAATGTGCCATCACCATAGTTAAATTGCTCATTACCTGTTACGGTTAATGTTATCTCACCAGCAGTACTAATTGTATTAGACACTTTGCTCTTATAAACATAAGATGCGTTATTACCAACAGACTTAATACCTGATTGACCTAAGTTAAATAATTGTCCTTCTGCAAACGAATCTTTTAGTTTTGCAGTTGCTGCTTCAATGTCAGCTACACCAATTTTAGTAATATTAGTCTCAGCACCTGCTGCACTATAATCTGAACCAGAATAGTGAACAATAGAATTTACGTGCTTAGAAAAGGATTTACCTTTTTTCATCTCTATATCATAAAGGTATAGGTTGTATATGCTATCAAAATTGTTATTGTTATTATCTTGACACTCAATGTTTCTGACTCTTGCAGTACCAACGACACTTCCTGTTGTTCCATCATAGGCTACAGAAGTGTTTGATACAGCTGGATCTGAAGCATTTGCTGAGTTATGAGCATTAAAAGTTGCATCAGTCAGCAAGACCATGTCATTAGTTTCATGGCCAAACTGTCCTATAACATTGTCTACTTCAACATAATTTCCGTACGTAAGCGCTACTTCTTGTGAAGTAACGTTTGCACTCACTGTTGCTTTTTTAATTGGTAGTCTTGTTGTATTGTTTGTCTCTACTCTATAACCTTTAACATATGCTACACCAGCGCCAATCTGCGCATTGATATGTGTAGTGTTTCCTGAAATTTCTTCTGTACCAATAGCAAATGGATCAACTACATAATCGCCAGATTCTTCATATGTTCGTCTTGCTATTTGATCGCCTAATCTATTAAGAACTGCTTTTTGGTTTAATTGAATTGGTCTTCCACCTTGGAAAGATACAATAGATAAGAAATTATTTGAAGACTGAGCATCAGATGTCGTGTTTACGACTAACGTAGGCGTAAGTCTTAATCTGTCAGCGCCCGGCGCATTTTCGTTATTGAAGCCAGATGCATTGTCTAATAACGAGGTGTCAACAGAGCTATTTATAATAGCCTCTGCAGTTTCAATGCCTACAGATACTTCGTCGGGAGAACTTGTATATTTTGTTACAATAATATTTTGTTCTTCAAATCTTTGGAAATGTCCTTTCTGGAAAATAATACCATCATTTACTGTCATCAAGAATGAGTTACCAACAGTATTAAACTGTGTGTTTCCAGAATCACTTTCAAACTGAGAGTTTGCAATAGTCAGCGTTGATGTTTTGTTTAAGTTGACAGTTAACTGAACGTTTGCTGTGGATCCATTAGCATGTGTAATGCTTGCTACAGGATAATCGTCTACTGTATATCCTGATCCATTAGATGTGACAGTAATTGCAAATAGTGTGGTACCGCCATCAGTTGTGACCACGGATCCATCAAACCCAGAACCGTTGTCTTCTGTGCTTACTGTAATAGTATCGCTGTTACTAAAATCGCCGTTAGCTGATGAAAATACAATGTTGGCAATACCGGTGCTTGCTGGGAAAACATCAATCTGTTCACCAGCTGAATATGTTGTTGAATCGTCTGTTCCAATATTAAGATAATGGAAGAACAGTGAGTTTAATCCAGGATTCTGTGTCTCTAGTCCAGAAGCTGTCGATACTATTCTTGCTACTAGATTAGCACTGTTTCTGATGTAATCACCTTCACCATACAGCCCAACGTTTACATCTAAACCTGAAGTGTCTTTATCGTTTACTTTTACGTATTTAACTTTTGCATCATAATAGAAGTTACAACCTTTGATGATTGAACCTTCTTTAAATTGATACTGTCCAAATCTTTCAATTTGAGCTTGAAGTATTGTTTGAAGCTGAGTTAGTTCCCTAGCTTGCAGAGGAACGGCAGGTTTAAATAATACCCTGTTAAAGTTCTTTGTTTCATCATAGTCGTCAAAATATGGGTTGACGTTAAGATCTGTTTCTAATGCCATTTCTTCCTCTAAAATTTAATCATTAATTTAACACGTTCTGTTTGGTCATCACTTCTTGTAATTGGCGTAATGTTCTCTACATAAAGAATTTCGCCTGTGTGATGTTGGATGTCTGGTCCTGCCTCATCCGTAAAGTAACCAACAGCTTCAGAATCTTGACCTCTTACGTATTTTGGATCTGTTCCTTCAGATTCTGCTAAATTGCCTTTCTTATTAGTAATAGCTAATATTGTTGCACCACTAGACGTATTTATACTATGTATAACCCCTTCCGCATCAGTTTCGTCCTGAACAATTCGTTCATCAATTTGAAACTCTAATGACGATGAATTTTCAAAACCAGTTAACCTTACTCGTTGGTCAAACTGATCAAAATTAGATCCGGCTCTTTCATTTGTTTTGAAAGATACTAGGTTAGCAGTAGTGCCCGATGTTAGTCCTGTAATTCTTAATTCTGTGTTGCTGCCTGACGATACAAACTGTCCATAAACGTTAGACAAGTTAATAGATCCTGCTGCTCTTGTAGACACTATTCCATAAGCGCCACCGGGATCTGCTTTATTATCTAATATGTCAACTTGGCCAGTTGCAGAAGACTCTGTTCCAACTAAAACAGAAGCAAAATCTCCATTTGAGTATTTGTCATAAGCGTCAATTGCTGCAACATTTGCGTTGTGTAGTGTTAGCACGCTTCCATCGACGTTAACAATAACACCAGTTGTTATTACGTTAGATGTTCCTGCTGGATCGCTGTTTGCGTGGAATAACGATCCTGTTGAATTTGCGCCATAGAGAGTAAATTCTTCTATTTGGAATGTTCCGTTAGTATTTGCTATAGTAACATTAGCTTTTGATATTGTTTCAGCTGAACTTCCTTGTACTACTGTTTCGCCGTCTGTAAACGATGTTCCTGTACCAGAGGCATTTGCAGATGTTAGAGTGTCACTAATTGTTAACACTACATTTGCAAATAAAGGATCTTTTAATATGCTGACCTGTCTAAAATCATTGACAGCAGGAATCTGTCCGCCTTGGCTATTAGCAAAGTCTACAGAAATGCCTACTGTGTCTGCTTTTAATTCTGAAACTGGATCAGATCCATGTCCTCCTCTTGGAGATATAATTGGAACAACGTTTGCATTGTTTGCTTGCAATGTAATGCCATTTGAACTGATACCTGTGTTACCTAATACTAGAGCAGTTGCATATGAATAGCCATAACCTCTATCGGTCATTTCAATTGTGTCGATAGCAAAGGTAGAAGTATTAACGATTGCTCTACCAGATGCTCCTTGGCCGTCTCCAGCAATAACAACTCTTGGTGTAATTTCAAATAAAGAAGTCGTGCCAATAGTTGTTGCAAAAGCACTAGGAATTACAATTCTTCTTGCTGAACCAGTTACAACATATTCACTAATAGTCTTTGCTTGTCCAGCACCTGCTCCAGCTGTAATATAAAACGTACTTCCTTTATAAAAATCTGTATTAGCAGAAAGCGTACTCGTTGTTTTTGTTATTGAGCTTATTGTTGCAAATGCGTTTGATGTAGCGCCTTTAGCATATACGTTGCTTGTTTCGCCAAAGAAATTGCCTTTGATATCAGTGACTCTAAGGAAAGTACTGTTAGCTTCAATAGCAACAGCGTTAGCTACGTTGTTCGTTGTGTCTGGATCTCCATTAGCATGTTTACCAACAAGATCAATTTTTTCAATTTGGAACGTTCCGTTAGATGTAGTAATATTAAGGTTGGCACCAGCAAGAGATTCTAACTCTATTATTTGATCGTTAGCTGCAACAGCTGCCACTTTAACTACGCCGTTAGCAACAGAGAAGTATCTGCTTCCACCTGCTTTAACGTCTACAACATCAATAGATCCAGCAATTGCATTTGCTTCGACATTAGCATCTGCCACTACAGGAACTTTGTCTGATGTTGAGAATTTGTTGTAAATTGATTCTGGTATGGTGAACATATACTTCCACTGATAGCTGTCACCAGTCGTAACATATATGTCATCATCAGCAGATGTTTCTATTTTTACAGGTTTGTCTGTAGAAGGAGCTCCTTTATTATTAAATAAGCATTTGAATACGCTGTAGTCGCCACCTTCTTCTTGAACTACAACAAAAAACTTTTCGCCTGATAAATCTACAGTGTGATCGTATTGCGTATAAACTGTTCCCGATGTCCATGGATAGTTGTCAATCATGTGTCTTATATCAGAAGTTTTAACTTGCTTACCATATATCATATCACGATACAACTGATAGAACGATGATTCTAGTGATTGAGATGGAGCAGGGGGCGTAGCATCATCAGGAAATGCTGTGTGTTTACCAATCGTTACATAATAGATAGAATTAGCTGTCTCGCTGAGGGACTCAACAAACTGCTTTGCGTTATGCGTTTTAAAATCTGATGTTACTATTTTACTCATTTATTAAATTGCCTCTATAGAGCTGTTTGCTATCGTAACCTCATTGTTAACAGTGCTCTGCTTAATAACTCTTCCAAATAATCTTGTGCCTGCTACGTGAGCTGACTTCAGTACTATATCTCTATATTTATCCAACGATAAACCAGACTCAATCAAATAAGAATAAGACTGATAGAAATTATTGTCGTGAATGTATTTATTATTCAAGAATGATGTCTTGTCTGCCCAAAATCCTTGTCCTAGGCCTGTAGTAGTTACATTAGCGGTTCCGCTAACTACAATGTTTTGTGCAGTGTTTGTTGATACTAGAGTTACTGTTGAGTCATGTTGATATCCATATCCGCTATCAATAACTTCAACGGACGTAACAATACCATTTGCTGCCTGAGCAGTGGCATTGATATCAGCATTGTCACCAATAGGCCTTGTATCTTCATCTGCTTGGATACCAATAACGGTTCCGGTAGCACCAGACAATGATCCAGTAACTGGTCCTGAGTCATTGAATCCAACAGCAAACGAAAGACGCCTTAATCTAACTTGTTGTGGATCGTCGCCTTGAGCATACACTTGTCCTTTAGACACGGCACTTTGTACAACTTGGCCCACTGCTGTAATTTCAGCGCTGACACTTGCAACGTTTATTTCTGTGTTAGGTGATACTGAGAATACTAGATTGCTAGCTGATGACACAAATGGAATTAAGTTTGCTGCATTATATTCAAACACGCTTGCTGCTGCATTGAATATTTTAATTCTAGGATTAACAATACTTATAGTATTGGTGTCTGATTGGAATATATCACCGATAGCATTAGCTGTTGAGTTAATTACCTGTTGTACAGATGACCCTATTGTAAAATCCTCTATAGTTGCTGCATACGGATCGCCGTTTGAATATGATCCAGTGATAGTAGAAATAGTTAAAGTCTGTCCTGGATTAGTAACCGTTTGATTGACGTTTTCGCCAACTATAAATGTTCCATTCTTATCTTCTAAATATAAAATAACATCTCTTTTATCAAATTTAGCAATACCACCAGAGTAAACAGAAAGGAATGGATCAAAGTTGTAATTGTTTCCAGGGTTGATTTCTGTTAGTGAAGATATTGTTCCAATGTTACCACTATATCTTGTTAGTACTGTATCAAGAATAGATGTGTAATCACCATCGCTATCTTTAGGGAATCCATAACCGAAGTCAAAATTAGTATCAAATGTTAGTCCTGTTCCTACAGAAAGGTTGTCTGAGTTTGCAGGACTTGATGTAAAAAATCCATCTCCAGGATTAGTTACTGTAATAGAAGTCACGGTATTTGTATGCGTTGCGTTTGTTGTGACTGTAGTAATAGTTGCTACCGCATTTATGTTAGGTGGACCACCGCCAGGACCTCCCCTGTCAAACACAATTGTTTGACCTGGCTCATAATTGTTTCCGCCATCAGTAATGTCAATGCTATCAAGGAACCCAATTCCTGAGTTTCCTCCATCAATAACACAATCCAGATAGGCAACGTTTGCTGAGTTGTTATCTCCAATGAAATCTGTGTAGATTGTAATAGCATCTTCGTTTTCTAAAGACCCTATTTTAAATGTTGCTCCAGAACCTGTACCTACAGTTACAATATTTGCAAAAGTATTTGAATCTCTGCCAACAATATGTGCAGACGTATTTGCTACAAAAGTAGCAACTGAATTATTAGCAGGGTATCTCGTGTTTCTAAAACCAACGTTAGTAGCATTGGATCCAATTACT